TCACCAACAACCAACATTGGATAGATGTCTGCACCATTATCTCCGGTACCTGCAGTATCAGCGGCAGATGCACCACCGTTTTCGGTGAATTGCATTTCTGGTACTACAACAATTCGGAATTGATCTACTGTTCCAATTTCACCATTCATAACATTACCAGCATCTGCATATTTTTCAACAGATACAAAGGCAGGGTTACTATGGAGATCAGTCATAGCTCGTATAACTGGAATCAATTCAGAACCAACATACATGATACGTCCACCATTAACGGTTTTAGTATCAACCATTCGAGAACCAGCAATAATCTTCGTTTGCTTAGGAGTTTTATTATCGTCCAAAGCAATAGATAGATTCATGAGGTCCGTGTAAGTAACAACTTCATCAACGTCCAATTTACTACCTGTCGTTACGGCAGGAGTAGCTGAACAATAATAAGCTGTACCATTAGCAGTTGCATTAGTAATAAGATCTGCCTGAAGCTCTGCTTCAGTCAACTCATTAGCACCAACAAGAGCTTCCTCAGTAATATGCATTAACAAATCTGAGTCAGAATCGAAATCCATTGATTCCTGAGTGTACTCTGTAAAGAAACCACGTTTAAGCAATTCACCTTCAATTTGCGTACGGGTGAATCCAACACGGTTAACTCGACCACCGTTTTCACGGAGAGTCGGGATTTTAGATTTAATAGTACCAGTATCTTTGGAAGAGCCGTAAAGATTCTGGTCATTTTCTGCGACTTCGCCATCAACACCAGCTGCAGTTCGAGCAGCAGCTCTATCAGCGGCAGAAGAAGTTTGTAGAACACCAGCAGCATTCCACGCAGACCATGTACCAGCAGTTAAAGCCGTACCTGCTGCATCTAGTCCTTGGTCACCTGTATTCAAAACATCAAGCAATGGAACATATACATCTTGCTTAATTTTTTTACCCATATGTTTAGGCATAGCACGTACATCAGCCAAAGGCATGAAATACATACGATCCCGAACAGCAATCAGGGCTTTCTTAAAATAATAATCAGTTCTTGCTTGTGCGCCTATATCTGACGCAGTCCCACTAGCAGTACTAGAAGGGGAGTTATACATATTTTCGTTAGCCATAATCTTGTCCTAGTTAATAATGATAACTACCGTACAGCATACTTCTTCATAAATTCCTCATCGGACAGACCTAAAAAGTCGTCATTAGAAGGAGATTTTTTAACAGTCGTTTGCTTTACGGGGGCTACTGCTTTTCGTTTTTTATTACGATCTTCAGTAGCCTTTTCATCAGGTTTACTTGATACTTTTGATGCACTAGGAGCTTCAGATGACTGATTTTTAAACATTTTATTTTTATGCATAAATTCAGCAGTTTGTCTGTACGCTTCAACATCAGGAATATTAGCTAATTTGCCTAATGCTCTATCTTGTTGAAGCTGTGCATTAACTTGATCATAAACACCATTTGCAATATGAGCATTAAGAATTGTGATAATCTCAGGTTGGTCAGAAATAACACTTCTACTTTCCATATCCCAAGTCTTAGTCATAACCTCAATAGTCTTATTGAATGTGGGAGTTTCTTTGATCTCATCTAAAATACGATCCAAATTGTACTCTTTATCTGTAATAGAGTAGTTAGTCGGTTCGTAATCCGTAGGTGCATCTTTGTCAATCTCTAAAGGATCTAAGTCACTTTCTTTAATTAGCGTAGCGATGGCTTTAGGGTCTTTTTTAGCTAGATCAATTAAGTTATTTAACTTTGCCTCATCAAGGAGTTCATTGTTTTCTAGCATTTTAATTATCTTAAGATTGGGCTTTAACTGGCTCATTTTCTTTTGATAATTAGCACCCATTTGCATTAAACGAATAATGTCCTCGGGCTTTGTAACCTGCATGTCAACGCCATTGGCTTTGAAAGGACTAGTTACCTTTTCAAAAGCACTTTTGTAATCAAACTCGGTAGTTTCCTGGGTATCCCCTTCTGTTTCAGTTGAGTCTAAATCACTAGTATCAAGAGATTCTGTAGTGTCACCATCTTTAAAAGGTTCATGCTCCGCTGGGGTATCCCCCGTTGGTTGGCTTACTTCTTCGTCAACAGTCTCTACTTCAGTTTGCTCCTGTGCTTCACTACTCTCTGATATGTCAGTATCAGAGGTTGTTTCAGTTTCATCAGTTTGATCTGATGATTCTTCTTTTATATCTAATTTTTCTTCAGCTGATGGTTCTTCTGTAGCTTCTTCAGAGAAAAAGTCAGCTGGATTTTTTTCTAAAAATTCTTGGTCTGATAGTCCTAAAGAAGTATCGGTCATTTAAGTACCTCTTCTCTTAAAATTTCTTCCCGAGTTTGTTCATGCTCTCCAATAGCTTGATCCATTTCAGCTCCCCGCCTCATAACAGATTCAAACCAATTAGATAGAGCTCCTATACCATATTGCATATTATCAATTAGTATTTTTTGATCTGCGGTTAAATTGGAACTTTTAGCCATAACTAACCTAGCCGCTTCTTCTTTAAAATAACCTTCTTCAATAACATCTTTAAATTCTTTTGTACCCATTAATTTAACACAATTATCTCTTAATTTTCGTATCTTGGTTGCCATTTCAATTTGAATTTCAACTTGTTGTAATTCGCTCATGCTCCTCCTGGGGTTTTAGTTAATGAATCGAATGCAGCTTTATCAAGACCAGACATTCTATCATGTTCTTTAGCTTCCATTGCTCGTTCATGCTTTGCATCTTCAAAGTCCAGGTCTCTTGCTTCTTTAACACCAGACTCTCTTTCAACAAAATCAAGATCTGATAAGTCCGCACCACTTTGCATTTGCCGTGCTTTAGCCAATTCGGTTTCTGTTTTAGCAGATTTAAGTTGTACGTCAACCATATTTTCTTGGCCTTTAGCAGATTCGTTTTGAACTTGAGCCTGCAATAATGCTAATTCTAGTTGTTGTTTTTGTTCTACTAACGGATTAGGTTGTGGTTTGTATTCAGCAATGCGTTTAGATAGATCAGGCATTTTACGTAATTTTGCAATATCAGCTAAAATCATTTGACTCATTTCCCCAGGCATTGTATTACCCATGGTTTGTAGCATAAATGCTAACTCACTACCTTTTTGTTCATCAGCTTCAGCAGTAGAAATATTGAGTTTAATATCATACTTTCCGCCTAAATCATTTCTATTAATTGCAACGAACTTTTCATTAGTAATTCTAATCATTTCTTCATCTTCTAAAAATTCTGCATTCATAGAAATTACTTTACGTCCAATTTGATTTAGTCCATTAGAAAGTCTACGTAAAATTCCTAATTCTCTTTTAGATGTAGCATCAAGGGCTGATCTAATTCCTGTAGCCGTAACCCCTAATGCTTGACCACTAATACCTTGAGTAAACGCTTTGACACCAGTCAATGCTTCAGCATCATTGTTTTGCATATTTAATATTTCTAATGCTGATCTAGGGATTTCTGGGTAAACTTCCATATGAAATGCCTGACGTGGATCTACATTAGCATTAAATTTATAGTCGTCCCCTCGCTCAAACTTACGAGCATTAGTTACATCTAAAGCATCCTTTCTAATTCCCTGTTGCCCATTAGCACTACGGCCAATAATATCAATCATACCTCTAGTAACCGCTCCAACTATCTTTTGATTATCTTCAATTAACGCAGCATCAGGTTCTCCATAGATATTCTTACGTCTAGGTAAGTATTGAACTAATATAAATGGTAATTTCTTATCTGGATAAGGATTCTCTTCCATTCTAATAAACGTACTACCAACCCATGTCGCAACAAAAGGCTTAACTTCTCCTGTATCATCAATATCCCAAAATCCCCAATATTCTCGAGCAATAACTTTTTTACGTGCTTTATCTTTAAATGTAAAAGCAGTATCATCTGAATTAACTTCATGATCTGGTTCAGCTAATACAGAAGCACTTTCAAAATTAATATCATCTAGATTAGTGTATCTACCATCTTTTTTAAGTTCAGACAAAGACGTCTCAAAACTAAAAACAGCAAAATTAGCCTTTTCTATATCACCTTCACATGTAGGGTCTAAAACTATATTGTTATAATCACAAACTGTTAATACAGGTTGATTCTTAATAGTTATAGTTTTAGTTTTTTGCTTCTGTCCAACCTTTACTTCTTGCATTACAGGTTGCCCAGTTTGCGGATGCATAGCTGGTTGCCCAGTATTAGGATCAATAATAGGCTGGGGTTCCATAACATCTTCCCAAATTGTACGTTTGTCCTCTTCAAATTCCCATCCAACACGTACAATTACAGTTCCTTCGTCAACTGCTGTTCTAACATATTCATCAATAAATGCTACCTTATCCATACGACAATTAAGTTGATAATTTAACAACATCCCATTTTGAACAGCTGATTCTTTATCTTCAAATGTTTGGGGAGAAGTGTTAAATAAATCATCGGTAGATAGGAAAGGTTCGGATAAGGCCGCAT